TCGCCTTGAGTGACTTTCGCGGCCACTTGATGTACCCCGTTTGGATCGTTTCACTGGAGAGGTCCCCAGAGATGTGGACGTTCTCGAACTTGGTCACGTCCTTCTCGGCGAAGAGCCGCCATTCGGTCACGCTCGCGTGTTGTCCAGTGCCTACTTTTGAGAATACAAGACGATACCACGCGTACGAGGTAGTTGCATTCACATTCAATCGCTTCCACGTGGATGACGTGTACGATTCGCCACTGAACTCGGTCAATTTGTACCACGCCTCACCGTCGTTCGAACCAAGAATGACTCCGTCTACAGGTGCACGTTGAACGTCCCAAGGCATGACGTTTGAGTGAGAGAGGTGGATTCCATAAGGAAGTTTTAATTGTACGTATTCGCCTGTATATCTCGTTCCACCTACATCTGCCGTGACATACGAGCCTTCGTAGACACCGGTCGATGCGTTATACGCCGCCGTTTCTGAGAGCCAGTCTACGGACGATGTAGAATAGTTAAAAATGTCATAGACGTTGTCTGTAGAACTGTATTCACTACTCGCACTCGCCTCGTACGTGCCGTGACCATCCACGTACGTGTGGTACCCCGTCATCGCCGCCACCGGGTGTTCGGTGAATCCCGTCTCGAGGCCGGACGCCCCCGTCATGTTCACCTTCCCGGCGTCCACCGTGAAGGTTTCGGTGTAGAGGCGAAGTTCACCGATTTGGGCGGTCGTGCTCCCGGCGCTCGTCGCGTTCACCACGAGGGCGTACTTTTTGTAATCAGCCGGTGCATTCACCGTGAACGTCTTGAGGGTCGACGTCGTCTCAGCGGTCTCGCCACTCCAACTCGCCAGGGAGGTCCACGTCGTGCCGTTGTCGTTGGTGCCATAGATGGAGGCAGTACCGGGAAACGACGCCACAGTACCACCCGGAAGTAACGTCACGTGACGCAACACTGTCTTGTATGGGAACTCCACGGACAGCCATTCTCCAGAGACGGTTTGCGCACCGCCGAGGTCGACGGCACCATCGTACGCCCCAGTCGTTCCATTGTACGTGGCACCCGACGTCCACACCCCCGTAGACTTGTCGAAGGCGTTGTAGGCAGTACCGGTCGAAGAGGCGACCACATACTTCCCGTGACCACTCACCGTCGTCGTCGCCCCAGTCAACGCGCTTGGGGGTTGTTCCGAAACGATGGCCAATTTGTTACTGATGAGTCCACCCGAATCGAACATTTCACCAGTCGTCTTATCGTACGTCACCAAGTTCGACGCGACGGGAGCATTGCGGAGTGTTTTTATGTACGTGCTCGCACCACTTCCCACGATATTCACGTGACCGTCAAAGTTTATCGTGTCTCCCAATGTGACATTACTATTGATACCAACACCACCTTGAACAATCAAAGATCCCGACGTCGTGGTCGACGATGTCGATGCATTGGCGACTGTGACTGGTCCGTATAAATTTATAGGTAAAGCGTTCGCTGTATCGATGGCGAGTTGAGTATCATACGAACTGTTCATGGTGTGACCAATCTTGAAACCACTACCCTCGTCGTAATACACGGCCACGTTACTTTCATTCACGGCTCGTTTCATGAGAATACCAGTATCTCCTGTACCGATGCTGTCATTCGCCAATTCGATGATTGGATCTTTGACTGTGAGGTTTTCGGTATTGACAACCGTCGTCGTGCCCGCGACGACCATATTTCCAGTCACATTAATGTCAGTCGTTTGTATCTTACCTACGACGGTAAGTTTATTGTCTGCGGTATCATCCACATACACATTTGACCCAATATCAAGTGTATGTGTAGGGTTCGCATTTGAAATCCCAACTTTTCCAGGGAGTACCTGGATGTTCGTTGACATTGTTACTATTAATACACAAAAGATTTAACCGTATCATCCCCTATACTAATTGATTCTAACTTACCGTCTGGGGCTGATGAGAGATATTCGACGAATAAATCACATCCGTATGCCGTGGTACCTGTGATACTTGGTTCTAAGATGACCTTTGTCGGTGTGACACTCACCGCTGAATTCCATGGTTTTGAGTTTGTGTGTCCAAAGAGTGTCGTCGCGCTCGGAGCTATGTTCAAAGAAGATTCCGTGCCGTCCCTGGTACCCCCTTGAACGTTGAAGATCAACGTACTGACTTCTTCATTGCCGTGTGTGAGTTGAGCCGTGATCTTTGCGCAAAACACATTAGACACAAACGTGAACGCCACGTTCGAAAAGTTGGCTGTGACGGATGCATTACTGTACGAGTATCTCTTACACGCGTAACCGTCGCTGTTGGTAATCACACCACCGTACACTTCGAGAAGAGTTCTCGGAGACGTTGTCCCGATACCCACATTGGATGCCGCGACCAAAGATGTCGTCGGACCATTGAACTCTACCACACTCGTCGCGGTGTTGCCAACTTCTATCACATCATCGAGTCTATAACTCGGTAAAATTTCAATGGACCCCAAAGTTAATTTATTGGCGAGCACGTTACCAGTGATTGCCAAAACATTTGATGCGGTGTCGTTTATCGTGACGTTTGAACCGATTGTCAATGTGTGTGTGACATCCATTGTTTCGGTCATCATCATATCGGAATATATGTTGCCTCTGACCACCAAAACATTGGAACCCGTGTCTTCCACGTATAAATTGGAACCAACGTCTAATGTATGAATGACATTCACATTCGCGATACCGACGTTACTCGTCGTGACAAAGCCCGTCGTTTCATTCGTAAATTCAATGGTATTAGAAGTCACATTACCTGTTCTCGTGACCGCTTGAAGCGGGAACACCGTACCCAGAGTAATGGAGTCCAGGGTAATATTCTTCATGATTGCGTTGCCATTAATGCTGAGCTTGTATGCTTCGGTGTCTGTAAACCAGACATTAGAACCGATATCCAAAGTGTGAATCGGATTCACATTGGCGATACCTGTGTTGGAATATACGTTTGTCACGAAGGCGGTTGTCGTGTTATTAAAGATGACCGTATTAGACGTCACATTGCCATTCATGATGATGTCTTCGAACGTTGACGCGATGTTATCCAAGTAAGAACCATCACCGATGAACCTCGTCGCGACGACATTACCCGTCACGTTAATACTTGTTGCATCCATGTAAATGTTAGTCCCGACATCCAACATGTGGGTGGGATTCAGGTTGGCGATACCGGTGTTGGAGTACGCGTTTGTCACGAAGGCAGCTGTCGTGTTATTAAAGATGACAGTATTAGACGCCACATTGCCGTTCATGATGATGTCTTCGAACGTTGACGCGATGTTATCCAAGTAAGAACCATCACCAATGAATCTCGTAGCTACAACATTACCGGTAACATTCACACTCGTAGAGTCCATGTAAATGTTCGACCCCACGTCCAACATGTGGATGGGATTCAGGTTGGCGATACCGGTATTGGAGTACGCGTTTGTCACGAAGGCAGCCACTGTGTTATTAAAGATGACGGTATTAGACGTTGTGTTGCCGTTAACGATGATGTCTTCAAGAGTAGATGCGATGTTATCCAAGTAAGAACCATCACCAATGAACCTCGTAGCCACGACGTTTCCATCCACATTAATCACCCCTTCTTCCATGTAGATTTTAGACCCCACGTCCAACATGTGGATGGGATTCAAATTAGCGATACCAGTGTTGGAGTACGCATTTGTCACGAAGGCAGCCATTGTGTTGTCAAAGATGACGGTATTAGACGTTGTGTTACCATTTATGATGATGTCTTCCAGGGTAGACGCGATGTTATCCAAGTAAGAACCATCACCGATGAAACGCGTCGCGACGACATTACCGGTGACATTGATGCTCGTGGCATCCATGTAAATGTTATCCCCGACATCCAACATGTGGACCGGATTCAAATTAGCAATACCGGTGTTGGAGTATGTATTTGTCACGAAGGCCGCCGTTGTGTTATTGAAAATGACAGTATTTGACGTTGTGTTACCATTCACGATGATGTCTTCCAGGGTAGATGCGATGTTATCCAAGTAAGAACCATCACCGATGAACCGCGTCGCGACGACATTACCGGTGACATTCATGCTCGTGGCATCCATGTAAATGTTAGCCCCGACATCCAACATGTGAATAGGATTCAGGTTTGCGATACCCGTGTTCGATAATGCATTTGTTACCAAAGCAGCCGTTGTGTTATTAAAGATGACTGTGTTTGTCGTGGAATTTCCATGGTCAGTCACGACTTGAAGATCTACATTCGAGAGAAGTCCACCATCGCCGTAGTAGGCTCCACCACTACCGACTGTCATGTTGTTTTGCGTTTTGAGATGACCGATCACATTCACTGTTATTAAGTTACTCGTATCATCGAGAATACTATTATCCGTGACAGTGTTTTGAGTGTAGCCTATGGTGAATTCGTGTTCGTGATCATTGCCATCTTCTCCGTGATGAATGAGGCCAACGTTTTTACCTGGATGCTGCATGATAAAACCGACGTCGAGTGTGTGAGATACATTATTATTGGCGATACCGAACACGCGATCACTCACGACTAAGTTTTCTGCTTCGACTATGTACGAGTTACCGGTCACTGTTATGTTACCAGTGATTTCAACGTCGGATGCAATGACGGTCGACCCATTTGCCAAACTTATAGTCGAAGCTCTCAAGTATTGGTTGGAATCAACAACTGGAAAGTGACCCGCGGTAATACCTCGGATTATGGCATTCTTCCCCACGTCAATGTCACCAGACGTCTTAAGACTCGTTCCAGTATTTTGAAACTCTATTGTTTTTGAAGTTATGTTACTAGTCGCGGTGACTTGCTCCAGAGTTTGAAGTTTTGTAAGGAGATTTGTCGGTGCAATTTTTCGTAAATTGTTGTTTGCAGTATTCACATAGACGTATGGTGATGTCACCGTTTCGATGGGTGCGTTTGGAATATCATTCGAACGACCAACACCGGTGACGAATATGGTACCATTTGCAACACCACCTTGGATACACACACCAACGTTTTGTATTTGATCCCCAAGTCCGTATGGTTTAGAATTCATAAACCCACCCGCGACCACGTTACTCACGTAAATGGTTTGTCCGTTTGTAAACCCAATCGTACTGACATTTTGTACCTTCCCGTACGCCACCGCCATACCTGTTGCCCCAACGGCGAGATCTTCGTGTAACACACCGATCGCTGGCATCGTGGTGGTGGAATTAGCCTTCGCCAACGCAACGTTGGCTGTGTTCGAGTTGAATGAACCGGTGATGTACACGACGTTGCCTCTGTACATATCGATACCCGACCTATTTCGAACTCGTATGAAGTTATGAAGATTGTATTCATTCACCCACTTGTTTCCATCGTACACGAGCAATTGGTCTTCTGTGAGACCATCAATGGTGACACTATTCAATTGATCCAGTTTCAGATCAACATTCGAAGTGAGATCCGTCGTGAATGCCATCGTTGGGTTTGTAAATTGAATTGTATTGGACGTTGTATTTCCATGATCAGTCACGACTTGAAGTGTCAGATTTGAAAGAACACCACCGTCGCCGTGGTAGGTCGTCGCGTAAATGTTACCAGTGACATCAATCAGACCTTCTTCCATGTAAATATTAGAACCCACACTCAATAAATGCACCGGATTTGTGTTTGCGATACCGATATTAGACTCTGTGATCATTCGACCATAGACGTGAACATCTATCAAGTTCGATGTGTCGGGATCAATGTTAGCACCACTCGCATCACTCAATGTGTGAGCAATGATGAATTCGGACTCTGGATCTCTGTAGCCGATGGCCACATTAGAACCCGGTCGGTTCATGATGATACCCATATCGATGCCACCGGACACGTTATTGTTTGCTAATTCAATGATCGGATCATCGACGACCAAATTTTGTGTTTCTACGTAAGTTGTTTCACCTTGAATAAACATATTACCAGTCGCAACAATATCGCCAGCCACTGTGAGTTTGTTGGTGTCGTTATCATATGTAAAGTTTGGAGAGTCGACGAGATACTTGTTCGCGTTAACGTACGGAACTCGCCCGGGTGACAATGTGGTGACTTTCACGTCACGTGTCACGATATCTTTGGTGACTGTTAAATTGTTAGACATGTAAGCATTTTCAGTGACTGTCAAGTCTTGAATCACATAGGCATTTTCAGTGACCGTCAAATCCTTGGTCACATTCAAATTATTAGACACGTACACATTTTCAGTGACTGTCAAATCTTGAATCACATAGGCATCTTCGGTGACCGTCAAATTGTTAGACACGTAGACGTTTTCGGTGACTGTAAGATCTTTTAATACACGAACATCGTTATTAACGGTGAGATCTTTGGTCACCGTCAAATTGTTAGACACGTACACATTTTCGGTGACGGTTAAGTCTTGAATCACATAGGCATCTTCTTTGACAGTGAGATCCTTTGTGACCACCAAATTGTTGGAGACGTACACATTTTCAGTGACGGTTAAGTCTTGAATAACATAGGCATCTTCGGTGACCGTTAAATCCTTGGTGACATTCAAATTGTTAGACACGTACACATTTTCAGTGACTGTCAAATCTTGAATCACATAGGCATCTTCTTTGACAGTGAGATCCTTTGTGACATTCAAATTGTTGGAGACGTACACATTTTCAGTGACCGTCAAGTCTTGAATCACATAGGCATCTTCTTTGACAGTGAGATCCTTTGTGACCACCAAATTGTTAGACACGTACACATTTTCAGTGACCGTCAAGTCTTGAATGACGTATGCATCTTCGGTGACCGTCAAATCCTTGGTCACATTCAAATTGTTAGACACGTACACATTTTCAGTGACCGTCAAGTCTTGAATAACATAGGCATCTTCGGTGACCGTCAAATCCTTGGTCGCATACACATTGTCTGTCACAATTAAATTATTCGACACGTAGACATTGTCCATCACCACCAAGTGGCCATCCAAGTCCGTCGTACCTCGTACATAGAGAACATTCGCCGTCGTATCATTGACCCAAAGATTCGAACCAACATCCAATGTGTGCACCGGATTCGTATTTATCACGCCAACATTTGATTGGGTGACGAGATAACCATAGACATGAGCCGTGATTGGGTTCGCCGTATTGGCCGTAAAAGACGTGTGATCTGCCGACGATTGTGTGTGAGCAAATATGAGCTCGTCGTCCTTGTAGCCCACGACGACATTCGATCCTTGATGATCCAACATGATACCGACATCCGCCGTGGTATTTCCCTTCCCAACCTCTATGATCGCATCACTAATTCTAAGATTCTGTGATTCTATGACCGTTAATTGTCCTTTCACATCCAAATTACCTTGAATTTCTACACCACCGGTCACACCCAAAACAACTGATCCGGTATCATCGACCCAAAGATTGGAACCAACATCCAAAGTGTGTACGGGTGTCGAATTAGAAATGCCGACATTGCCAGTCGTAATCAAAGAATTCGGTCCCGTAAACTGTATGGTGCTCGTAAATACATTACCAATATTTGCGTAAAAGTCAACTACTCTAGCTACAATATTTGGTTCATCTATGTTTGTATTTACAATCTCTTTGGTTGCTGGATCGTAACCTAAAATTTTAGTATTACCACCAGGTGCCTCGCGTAGTGGTGTCATATAGAGGGATCCTGGTGTTCGAGCTGATATAGGGGCATTCGAAGCATTGATCACAATGGTATTGTCGGCCTGATCGTCGGTTGCATGTCTTCCCAACCTGACTTTCGTCGACCGATCAATAGTGCTCAAGTTCTTCACCATTTATATAAGTCTGCATTTTAATTGGCATAGAGAAGTCCCGCTACTCCATTCGATATCTTGAGTATGTTATAGTTTACTGCGTATATGGGATCTTTTATGGGTAGAGTCTCACTAAATATCTGCGCGCTATCTAAACGACTAAAGTTTAGTGTTCCTGTTGGTTGTAAAAGACTCGTTGTCAAACAAAAACAAAACAAGAAAAAGTCTGGAGACGTGACAAAGTTTGTGTGGTAGTAATTCATCACTTCAATGAAGTGAGGTCTGGCCCACTTGTAACCATCTATATCGACACCATTGATCGTCACCTTGACCTTGTTATCGTATGATGTGAGCGCGCTATAATCACTTGTGTTTGAGCTTGCGATGTATTTCACTGGATGATTGAAATGAAGATCTTGGATGAGTTCGTTACTTGGAATATTCTTTTGCACTTGAAAAATCAACATTTCATGATCGCGACTGGCAACGGTACCGCGTTCCTCGTTATCCAAATAGTAATAGTTGCTGTGGGCTGACCATTTATAGTTTTCAGCATCCGGACCCCAGTGAATTCTAATTTCGACGTTATGATAATTCAAGGCGACCAATGGTAACGCACTTTGTGGACTTTCACAAAAGAAGAAACGAAGAGGATAAAAATAGGAACGAGCGCTCGATCCCGGGTGAGCTCCATTTGAGCTCTTTGAAACATTGTTAGCAAAGGTGTCGATGGCAATCTTTTCCGTAAAGATTGAATCCTGTGTATCGACGACTTGACCCCCAATCAAAAGCTCGACGTAATCAATAAGTCTGGACCAATCTGGGTGATCCAAAGCGGCATTGTTATCATCGATCGTGAAGTAGGTGTATCCCAATAGATCACCTGTTTTTTCGAAACGAATCGTAGACATGGAATTACCATTCACAGCCCCTTGTATTGTCTGTTTTTCGACGGTCTGTGAAAAGTTGGAATGTCTCTTGAACGTCGAACTGAAAAACGATATTTCTGGCTTTCCCATGATATGTTCATCTTGAGCACCTATAGCGATCAATTTCACTATTCCGGATGACATATTTTACAATAAGGAAAGGTTTAAATTAAGTTCGACTTCCTGCACACAAATCTAAAAACTAAAAAATTATTACCTGTCGAAGCGGTGATCGTATTACCATCTTCATTTCTAATCGTGATCGCGAGTCTATCCAATTTACGAATTGGATCCAAATATTGCTGAGCAACCAAATAGTCATCCTTGAATGAAATCACCTGATCACCACTCGTCGCCGTGGTATCACTCACCAAAGATGCAAACGAATTTCGTAAAACAGAGAGACCCGGTTGAGAAGATGTCGACAACGGGGGATCCTTCGTCGCTCGATCAGAGAAATTACTGTCGAGTTCTTCAATCGAAATATAACAATGCTCTGTCGTGTAGACCGTATTTATACGAGCCGCAAGAAGACGAGCCTGAACAACATTACGAAGTGGTGTGTTAAGATAGGCAGTGAAAGAGTTCGCGCTCGATTGACCAATCGTATCCACTGTAATCGTATGATACTCGTATTCAGAATCTGGAACTTCAAGTCTAATGGCAGACACCGACGTCATTTACAGTACACTTAGATTAAAGATCCACCAATTCCGCCAATGATGGCATAGTTGGCCTGATCACGCACCAACTGTTCAGACTTACAGAGACCACCCGGTGTCAACGCTTTCGTGTAGGTGCTCCCTTCCTTTGTGTGACCTGGGGCACACTCGAGCTTGTGTTCGAGTTCGAACAAGGAATCTTCATTGATCGGTTCAATCTCGATCGGTCTGGGCTGGTAATAGCTGATCGCCACACGCTGGATCAGGAACAAGATGGCCACAAGGCTAATCGCTATCAGGATGATATTGCGGTTGAACTTCATTTTATTACTAACTAATATTTTTTATAAAGTGCGTTAAAGATACCGGTTTAGTTTCATTATAAAGAGTAGATGGACGAAGAGATTATCCTCGATCGTGGTGATACCGAAATCCTGAAGCTCGATGAAAATGAACAGGCCCTGATGGATGAAATTCAAATTTCTACACCGGTCCGACAACCACAACCGCGTCGACGACCCACACAACAGTATCGACCGGTTATACAACAACAGGAAGAAATTGACGCTTTTGCCAACCCCAACAAACAGGCGGCTCCCCCAAAGGCTCCAGCGGAAGAAATTGATTATGGTGAACAAGAGCCGTACTACGACGATGAAGACGACGACGCTCCGGTGTATGCCGAAGAACAACCCTCAAAAGGGTACACATCCGTTGACGAAGAAAAGGCGGATCTCCTGAATAAATTGAACCGTCTCGAAAAGAAGGGTGTTTCTATCAATAAACGTCTCAATATGTATTCTGGAATTGATGAAATCAGAACAGAAGTCAAGAGAATCACGTATGGTATTGAAGTTGACCAATCGATCAAGTTTTCCCGACGCATGTTGGTCGCATGTGTGACTGGTCTCGAATTTATGAATAAACGTTACAATCCGTTTGAAATTCAGCTCGAAGGTTGGTCAGAATCTGTCATGGAGTCGGTGGAAGACTACGATACTGTTTTCGAAGAACTGTATGTGAAGTATCGCAACAAGGTCAACGTCGCTCCAGAAGTCAAGCTCATCATGATGCTCGGTGGTTCTGCGATGATGTTCCACTTAACAAACAGTATGTTCAAGGCGGCGATTCCAAACATGAACGACGTCTTGAAACAGAATCCAGATCTCGTGAAGAATATGATGTCTGCGGTTCAGAATACAACCACACAATCCCAGGTTCCGAGTGATGGTTCTTACGAAATGCAGGGACCCGGTATCGATATTTCTAGTTTGATGGGTGGTATCATGATGCCGCCTCCACCACCGATGAATACAAAACCGTTAGAAACTGTCCGCGAAGATCCACCGGCCATCGACGACGATGCCGTATCGGACATTGTCTCCATTTCTGGGGAATCCACAGGTGGTGAAGTCAGGGAAGTGAACGTCAGTGGATCCAAGAGAGGCAGAAAGAAGAAGACCGAAATTAATCTTTAGGTATAATATATAATGATAGGTTACTGTCCCATTGAGGAAGAACCAGTCGCTATACCCAGACCAAGACGGGTTGTAGGGAAACAGAAAACGGCTGAAGACACAGAATGCAATTATGTTGTTATGTTCTTCATCGTTGGTGTGCTCACACTGGCCTTGATGGATACGTTGGAAAAGTAAAATCGTTTTTGCCATGTTTTTCGTAAAAGCATGGGAAAAAGGACTATCGTTCGCTCAATTCTTTGATGGCTTCGATAAGAAGACCGATTATGTTACCGTATGCGACATAATAAAAGTTTTCTTCGGAACCGTGTACAGCTTCCGGTAAGACTTCCAAGAGTTCTTGAGCTATCACACCGGTGTGTCTATGACCATCCTTGGTGTATGTGTACCCATTCAAACGCTGAACTTTTTCGAGGGCATTTTCAATTTTAACAATGTCAGTCTTGAGACGTTTATCGGAAAATGCGGTCACGTCGCCATTTGAATACACTGTACCAAATGTTCCAGTGCCACCGCAGTTCAAGGTCCCGAAGGAGCCTGTTCCAGACGTCGTTACTGTATTCAACGTGGCGGTGCCACCGCAGTTCAAGGTCCCGAAGGAGCCGGTACTACCCTTTGTAGTTCCACCACAGTTCAAGGTCCCGAAGGAGCCTGTTCCAGACGTCGTTACTGTATTCAACGTGGCGGTGCCACTGCAGTTCAAGGTCCCGAAGGAGCCGGTACTACCCGTCGTGGTTCCACCGCAGTTCAAGGTCCCGAAGGAGCCTGTTCCAGACGTCGTTACTGTATTCAACGTGGCGGTGCCACCGCAGTTCAGGGCCCCGAAGGAGCCGATACTACCCGTCGTGGTTCCACCGCAGTTCAAGGTCCCGAAGGAGCCGGTACTACCCTTTGTAGTTCCACCGCAGTTCAGGGCCCCAAAGGAGCCGGTACTACCCTTTGTAGTTCCACCGCAGTTCAGGGCCCCGAAGGAGCCGGTACTACCCGTCGTGGTTCCACCGCAGTTCAAGGTCCCGAAGGAGCCTGTTCCAGACGTCGTTACTGTATCCAACGTGGCGGTGCCATTACATTGTAAATTTCCACCAAAAGACCCATTCAAACTGGCAACGAGTGTACCATTGATTTGTGTGTTACCACCGAATGAAGCTGTGCTACCCAGTGTGGTAGCTCCCGCCGCTTTTAAAGTCCCTCCAAAGGATCCATTACCAGTTGCAGAATCCACTTTAAATTTGAGTACACTACCCTCATATATATCTATATCATCGTGCCCCTGAATACTACCAACAACTGTTATACCACCTCCAAAACTACCCGTGCCATCATTTCTAAGTTCAATCTTTTTGGTTGTACTATTGTACATTATGAAACTTCGGCCGTACATAGACAAATCGGAACTTAAGGTCATATCACCCGAAAAAGATGACGTACCATCATCCAGGATTTGAGCCTTTGTGACACCACCGTTTTTCACATAAAGGGAACCATCAGTGGTCAAAGTATCGTTGATTTGCATCGCGCCTGCGAAAGAAGAAACACCTTGATTACTTATCGTGGCCAACACAGAAGTTCCGCCCGCATTCTTAATGTTTATCGTTTTATCAAATAGATTTACATCACCGTAAGCACTTATAGCGCCATTTGTGACTAAGCCACCAGCGAAAGAAGCCGAACCATTGTCGAGGATTTGAGCCTTTGTCACGCCACTATTTTTAACAAAGAAAGATCCATCGGTTGTGAGGTTATTATTGATTTGCATGACACCCAAGAATGACGACGTACCATCATCCAGGATTTGAGCCTTCGTCACACCACCAGCCTTCACATAAAAAGAACCATCTGCGGTTAAAGTATTATTGATTTGCATGGCGCCACTGAATGAAGATGTTCCATCTGTGCCATTGATTCGCGCTTTTTCTGTACCGCTATTTTTGTAATAGACTGTACCGTCGAATGTCGCGTTATTATTTACCTGCATGACACCCAAGAATGACGACGTGCCATCATCCAGGATTTGAGCCTTCGTCACACCACCAGCCTTCACATAAAAAGAACCATCTGCGGTTAAAGTATTATTGATTTGCATGGCACCTGCAAACGAAGACGATCCCCCAACAGTTAGTGTACCCGCAAACGAAGAGTTACCGGACGTATTACTGAACAAAATTTTGGTCGACGTTCCATCTATAAGTTTCAAGTCGGTAGTCACGTGAACATCACCGTCTTTCAATGTGAGAGCGGACGTCTTCACGACTTCATGTGTGGCCACATTCGAACCGAGTATATGAATCACATTAGAGTTGTCTTCTTGGATCGGTGCTATGTACAGTGATCTATCTCTCACCGGAGTCAATATTTCTTCATTGCCGATAGCTGACATGACAATTGTACCATTTTTTGCTTGTGCGGCGGATGTGTAATTTGTTGAGTTATAACCTATAGTTATGGAGTAATCCCCTATGTATGCACCCGAATCCTTACCGACCACAGTAGATTCTGAACCAATACCACCGAGACCGGAATCTTTACCGATGATAACACCAGCTGTACCGTATTGTTTATTGATTATATTTCCAACGTCGGTTGTAAGTTGTTGTATGTCGCCGAAGTTTTGAATGCCACTAAGATCACCTTCGATTGACGTGATGCGTCCTTCGACGGTGTCAATGTTATTCTCTATTAGGACGACGTTGGCTTGTAATTTGGATATATTGGAAAAGTTTGTGGATACGTTTGATTGCAATTCCGATACGTTAGCTTCAATCGAAGAAACATTTGATTGTAGAGTAGTTACATTGGAGAATGTATCAGATAACACGAGAGCGTTAGCTAAATGCACATCTTCTAGAATACTGAGACGCACGGCATTTGATGTGTGATCTGTGAGAAGATCATCGAAAGCGGTTGTATCGGGATTCAGGTTATTTTGTATTAAAACACCGTCGATACGAACAATATCTGCTTGAGATGCTGTAATATTTGAAAAGTTATTTGACACATGTAAAATTGTACGGTCTAATGCAGCAACAAATAGATCCTTTTCCAATACATCCGTCTTTGTTGCTGTGCGATCGATAATCGTGCGTTCACCATCAGTATCGAGGCGATTAATAATCAACTCCCGAACTTGGGTCGTTTTACCAACCATGGTATTCTACATTAGTTTCCGAATAAAATTCCAGCCATTCCGTCCTGGATACGCAACACGTTATAGTTAACTACGTATATTCGTATTTTTTCTCCAGATCGGCTTGTTCCTAACACTACATTTCTTAATTGGAGATTTGCGTTATCGAGTCGACTGAAGTTACACGTACCCGTTGATTTATATTCGGATGCATTCAAACAAAAATGATACGCGTAGTACCTGGTGTAAAACGGGGTATTGTATTCTTCGTGAAATGCAGAAATACCAAATTCGGAGTTGAAGTAATTCTGAACTGAATGAAAGTACGTCGGGGACATACCTTCCAAGAGATGTGTACCATTCAAAAGAATGTCTGCTGTATCGAATGTAAAACGATCCGAAGCAACATTATCGGATAATGTGGGAATACCGAAAAATAATGATTTCACGGGGTGATTAAAGTTGGAAATATCTATGTCATTATAACCCTGAGTCATATTTTCCTTAATTGATTGAGTTTGTGTGATGATAAAGTCCATTTTGTTGGATGTAAATTTCTTTCTCTCTGGTGCGTCGAGGAATGCATAATGGCCGTATAATTTAGCGCTCACGGGCGTAGCTGTCTCGACAAAATTGACCCTCACTTCAACCTGGTGATATTGAAGAGCTACGATCGGAATGTATGAGTTTTTGTTATTAAAAAAGAATGGCAGTGGTAAAAAGTTTGTATTCGTGACTGAGCATTTGTTGTTTATTTCCTGAGACTTTGTGTAGGTGTCTGCGAGGTAATTTTGATAAACGTCACTCACAAAATCAAATGGTTGGGAGTCTATTTTTTGACCACCTATATAGAGATCTATTGTCGCCCCTTGGAATGCGTCGACGAGTTCGTTACCTTCGAACCAAAGCCCTGTAAGAAGATCACCATGGACTGGTATGACACAAGAATCGTCTGCGAGTGTGAATTCTCTAATGAATCGAGGAGCTTGGGCGAAGTTTGTGTGCCTAGAATATTTAGACGAGAACAATGATGTTCCCTCGCCACTCGTAAAAAATACATCTTGAGCACCTTTGGCGACGAGTTGTATTAATGCACCAGACATATCTAGTAGTGTCACAGATTATAAAACTAAACACTTTCCCTGGAAAGGGGTTTCTTCGTCGTCTTTGTCTAAATTCAAAGTTATATTAAAACCACCTTGTTTATAAACTCGAAGACGTTTTTTGTACATAGCATGTAATATACACCATTGATCCACTATGTCGTATATCTGAGGATTGTTTTGTTTACCTGGCGTTTCTCGCATGACCCGACCAATAGATTGTTGGATGTCGGATTTTGGCGTGGCCAAAATGACGGTATCGAGTGTCGGTATATCTAAACCTTCATGAGCTTGGCTAAAAGTTGCGAAGATGATCTTCTTTTTAGAAGACGCTTCGAGATCTGCTTCTTTCATACCACCCATATAGAGACCCGAACTCTTGGGAAAGCATTGGTGTAAAAATTCACAATGTTGTCTACGATCACTGAGTACGAGTAACTGTCTTGATCCCGCAGAGGCTTTTTTAACTAACGCAACAAGCATTTTGTTTCGAGTACGATGTTCTACGAGTTCTGTGATCATATTGACCAATGATATAGTTCCTGTTCTCGTACACGGTGGTGGATTTCTAAACATGGGACACTCAAACACGACCGGAAATACATCAACCTGTTCTTGATTTTCGCGTTCGACAGCAAAGAATATAGGACCCATAAACCAATGAAGAACTTTAGAGAGACCATCTTTACGAACGGGTGTCGCCGAGAGACCAAATATGTGTTTAGGGCACATCTTAAACAGAGATTGACTAAATACTTTAGCACATATGTGATGTGCTTCATCCACAATCACAGTTCCAATACTTTCAAAGTCTCCAAATGAATACTCTTTGAGTGACAATGATTGAAGCATGGCTATTACAAAATCACACTCAACTTCCTTCTTATTTTGTTGAACCAAGCCTATCGTCGCGCCTGGACAAAACTGTTTAATTCTTTCTCTCCATTGATTGGCTAAAAATTCTTTGTGTACGATGATCATTGTCCGATATCCGAGTTTACACGCGATGGCCAGTGATACGGTTGTTTTACCGAACCCACACGGCAAAGATAAAACACCGTGACCAGCTTCAAGTGCTTTCGTGAGAGCTTCATTTTGATGTGTTTCATCTCTGAGTTTACCATGAAATTTGAGATTAACACGGTGTGGTTCTGGTCTACGATCTTCTTTTGGTTTACCAAACTTGTCTTCAGCAAAGAATCGGGGTATACATATACCACCCTTCTTTCCTGGTTTGTAAACTTTAAAAGGTGGTGGTGGATAACCAAATTCTGTATTGATGACCGGTCTCACGGTGAGCTCTTTCCGAAGTTCGGGCGTTGGATCACTCACAATGTACCCAGACCTACTCAACATACTGATTTAAAGACTAAAAACTTTAATTTAGTATAAATGCCGACTCTTAACGTCAACGATAACATCACCAAGATTAGACAAACTATTGATGAAATGACTCGTGAAATTCTTCGCCTTGAAGGATCCCTTCGTGTTTTCTTGGGATTCAAGGAGAATGGTTTGACGGAAGTTGAAATGCCCGAAGCCGAAGCCGAAGCCGAAGCCGAAGAAGTCATCGAAACGAAGTAAGTTTCCACGAATACCCATGGTGTTCACCAACTGACCACAATCCCATATATTCTATGTCGACTTCAATTTCATCACCCTTTATAAGAGATTGCAAGGGTCTCGTACCCATATTTTTAGACATCACTCTCCTATATCGGAATGGAACTTTAACAGTCAAAACTCTTCCATCTATCTCATGCTTTGATCGGACTCGATTTACCACGGTATCTGGTAAAACTATTCGTATATACTTTTTGTCATTATGATCATACATGGGTTCATAGATGACGGCTACGAACTTCATGATCTTCTACGATATACAAATATGATAAGCAAAACTATAAGTAGTGTGATGATGTGTGTAATCATAAATGGTTCGTATGGTTTTCTTGTTCCGAATTGTTTACTGCAAAAGGAGCGACCAACTTCCACAGCCGCCTCGAGACTCGAGTACGGTGTCTTTCGGGGTGACATCATTCCACACATCGCAACCTTCTTGGAGTTGCCAAAGAATGGGAGTTCACCTTTCAAACTGAGAACACCCGACGACTGATCAAATATCCACTGCGTTCCATCCCACGACGCGCCCCACCCGAAACGAATGGTCTTTGGTTGAACGAGACCTAACTGATCGATAACCTTTTCAACCAACTTTTCTTGATCCATCTTCAAAACTTCCTCAGTCAGATTACAAATGACACACGATATAGTTTTTTTGTCCGGAAGAACGACCGGTTGAAGATTAAGTTCGGTATCCATGGCGTACTGAAGATCACTTGGAATGTCCATCTCTTCTTCGTACTCTAATATGACATTGATAGCTCCGTATGTACTCGGCTCCAACTTTTCTCTGGCATCTTCACCCCAATTATCTTTGATGAGTTGAATGGCTGGACTATTGTCGACACACAAAATCAAAAATCCATCTTTGATCACCATACCACTTTTGAATTGAGCGGCAAAGCCATTATCCAAGTACATGACGTCTTGAAGTTCGGATCCAAAATCAAACTTTACACCCACGTCAACCAATGCTTGTTGCATGGCGTCACACATGACTTTACCCGAAACTTTTTGTGTGTACTGTTTCGAAAGTCCGACGTGGTCAAAACTTTTTACAAATTCATATGCGGACATGACATCCCACGTCACACCATCCATGATGAGTGTCAAGGCTTTGATTAATTTTTCACCGTCTTCGGAAAGTTCACCAATGGCATCCTTTAACGAAATCTTTTTAAACTTCCATGGCATCAATAATACACGACTCGCTAAAGAAGACAGAGTCAAGTAATCCTTGGAGGAAAGATTTTCACGAACGATATCAAAAACATCGGATTCAACTTTTTCAAAAATATCATCCCAATTGATACCCATCTCCTTGAATAAACTTTTTGTATTGATAAACGCTCGATCAAACACGATGCGATGAGCATGCATATCACGTTCTTTGACGGATGGTTCCCACCAAGAACCACCTGCGGACAACTTTTTATCAAAGATAGTGACATCATGGTCTGTGAATTTTTTGAGTTCCCACGCTATAGACATACCCGTGGGTCCGGCACCGACGATGTGAATCTTCATTCTGTTATTAAGGCAGATATAAAATATCGTGTGTCGCTGCGTAAAATACAAGAAGTGTGAGTGTTAACCAGGTCTGAAGATTCATATACTGTCTACCCCTGTAAATGATGAACATATTCAAGAGTGTGTGCATGGGCAAACGTTCACGACCATATTTCAGATGAAATCCAATCGTTGCTGCGATACTTAGTATGAGAGCATTCATGAATGATGTGTACGAAGGTTCTTTAAGGAACCATGCGACATACAAGAGAGCTACATATGATATAAATATTGAACGCCTCCCGAGTTCCCTCGCATTGTGAACGATGTCCAACTTTTCGCCCTGGGTTATCTTGGATATCCAGTGAGGACCCAACACGAGATATGAAACGTAAAGTGTCAAAAATATCTTCCACATTATCTAACATAAGGAAATAAAAAGGTATTGGTATAGTAGGATGCTGTGCGCCGCGAGTTACAGACCAACTCGGGTGGTACCAAACCAGAAGATTAAGACATGGAAATTTGCCGCCAAATTTCTATGGAAGAATACGTTTGTACAAAACAAATCTGAACTTGGTGACTGGACGAGGGATCAACTTCTCGATCTTGGACCCACTTTTGTAAAATTAGGACAAATCGTTTCAACGAGAGCGGATCTATATCCACCCGAATTTACAAAACAACTGGAATCTTTACAAGATAATGTTCCTCCCGTGGACTACGACGTTGTACAAGACATTGTAAATATAGATATGTTTGAATACTTTGACAAAGAACCTTTCAAGTCTGCGAGTATTGGGCAAGTACACCGTGCGAAACTCAAGAATGGAAAAGATGTCATCGTCAAAGTCAAACGCCCAAACATCTACAACATCATGAAGAATGACACAGACAATGTGAAGGAAATTGTACGCATATTAGAAAAAGTTGGGGTTGACACCGGAAATAGCTCAGAGTATGTACTTAATGAATCTATAGAGTACCTTTTGGGGGAATCCGATTATCAACAAGAAATTGAGAACGCTGTGCGTTTCAGAAAAAATATGAAAGACATCAAATGGGTCAAGGTTCCAAAAGTGTATACAGAATTTTGTACAGATGACACCATCGTCATGGAATATGTTGAATCTGAAAAACTCACAGAAATCACAGATCCAAACGTTAACAAAAAGAAGATATGTGAGGCACTCATCAATTCGTATGTGGTCCAGACAATGGATAAGGGCTTTTTCCATGGTGATCCACACCCCGGTAATTTAGGATTTTCACCTAAAGGGAAATTGGTCTTCTATGATTTTGGACTCATCATAAATCTATCCGAAGAACTCCGAAATGGGTTCAAAAAGATATTTCGGTGTATCATTGATAAAGATACAAAGGGTATTGTTGAAGTTCTGGTAGATCTCAAAGTTATCGTACCCACAACGTCAGATCTTTCAGATATAGCACTCTTTTTTGAAACAGTTTTGGGTTACCTAGAGACCCTCGATGGGTCAAGTTTTGTAAATGATGATGTAGCGTTGCAATTGGCAGCTGAAAAACCTTTTGTCGTGCCATCGAGTTTTATATACTTGGCGAAATCTTTCTCTCTCATAGAAGGAATATGTCTCAAATTGGATCCGGAATTCAATTATTTCACGTATTTGGAACCCATGATCAAACAACAATTTGTGGAATCCATAGACATTCAAGATGCTCTCATGAAGACGGCTGAAATGCCCACAAAGATACGAAATATAAGTACGGCTGTTTTGGGTTTGGAGAAATCCAAAGCGGCCATGAAGAGGTCTATGTCTAAAACGAGACAGGAAATACGCATGGTGCAGTATAGTATAGTGAGCGCGCTCATGGCGCATCAGTTTGACGACACACCATTAGCGATGGGTTTTGTTCTGTGTACTTTGTGGTTTGCGTTTAGTTCTCGTAAAAATCGATAGCGACTTCTTCCTTTTTCTGAGAACCCTTGAAGAATTCTTGGTGTTCACGGAAGATTTCCTTGACGCGTCGTTGTTCGTCGCGGCTAATATCCGACAACTTCTCTCGGATCTTACCCACGTCCGCGTCACTATTCTTCTTCATCTTCTTACCAAACTTCTTGAAACGGTTAGTCTTCGCCATGAAAGTCGTAGATGTCGTGAGAGAGAACATTTATTATCTACTATCTTTTTATTTTTAAGCGCTTCAACTTCTCTTCAAACTCACGCCTCTCCCCTGGCGACTCTATCTCTTTACCAGTCGCGAGAGCCTCAATCTCCGGTCCCGTGAGATGCATCGCGTTTACCCTGAAATCCCTGAACGCCTCCATCGTGATGGGTGTGAGTGGTTCAACCAAGTCATAAATAGCATTCGCATAGTCCCTGATCTCCTTTTGGGCGTGATCATCCATGCGAAGATGAAGATAGTGCATCAAGTTGTGGAGGTTAATCTTCCAATAGAATTCGGTATATGTACACTGTGGGAGGTTGCCACGCGCCTGCTCCCGGCACACCCCTTGCTCTAAGAGGCTTTCATATAAATCAAAAGAATGTTCTAAGTGTTCGTTAATTTGGTTC